AAAGGGTTATTTAAGTTCATTTCAGCGGAATTAGCGCCTAAATTCCCGCACGCAAAGGAAGGAAAATTAGTTCAGAACGTGTTAATGGGAGCCGCTTTGACCAATACACCTGCCTTAAAACTACAACAACCAATAACATTAAGCGAAGAAGCCGATAAATTATTAAAAAATATAGTTATGTTGCAAAAATTATTGGACAATTTAAAAACAAGAGAATTAGTATCAGTAGAAGATAAAAAACTGCTTGACGAAATGTTGGCAGGTTTATCCGATGAGGATAAAAAGCAATACGATGAAACTGTTGCTGAAATAAAAGCCAAACCAGAAGTCAAAGAAGAGGAGAAAAAGGAAGAAGAAAAGAAGGAAAAAAACAAAGAAGCTAAAAATGAGGAAAAAAAGGAGGCTGAGAATAAAGAAGAGCTGAAAGAAAAAGCGAACGTAGAAAAAATGAGTGAATTGGAAAAAGAAAATCAATCGCTTAAAGAAAAGTTAGAAGACATCAATTTGAATGAGACTGTAAAGCAGTTTATTATCAACAAGGAAAAAAATATAGGTTTTTTGGGAGAACAATCAGTCAAAATTGTTTCTTTCTTAAAGGGATTGACGGTTGACCAGAGAAATGAGTTCAAGGATTTAATTTCTCAAATCAAACACGTTGACCTTGAAGAAAAGGGTTCGTCCGACGCTGAGAATAATCAACAAAGCGACAAACCAATGGACGAACAAGCCGCCGAGTTGGCGGAGAATTTAATGAAAGAAAACAAGGATTTGACTATTGAAAAAGCCCAAAAAATGGCGGTGGAAAAACTATCTAAAAAATAATAACACAATATGAGCGACATTACATTAGTAAATGACGAGGGAAAAATTGAACTTTCAAGACCCGTCGCTTCCAACTTGTCTACGAAACAATATTATTTCGTCAAACACGATGCAAGCGAAAAAGTTGTTATCACAACAGCGGCAAACATATCCCTTGGAGTATTGCAAGACGCTCCAGACGGTTCCGTAACGGAAAAGGTTGGAACGGTCAGGGTTGGAGGTTTGACATTGGTTAAAGCGGGCGGAGCTATTGCGTTTGGTGATTATTTGACACCAGACGGAAATGGCGCGGCAGTAAAAGCGAATGGCGGAGAACATTATAATGCAATTGCATTGACAAGCGCAGATTCCGCAGATTTGTTTTTGGCTTTTATCGTTCACGGACAATTGAACTAAATTAACTAACTAATATGATACCAAAATTAGGTGATGCAAAAGTAGATAAACTACTCTCGCAGTTTAGCCAGATGTATCGGAATAACAACTACATTTCCGAGATGATTCTTTTACCTTTGAAGGTAAAGGAAAAGACTGGTAAATTTGCGAAGTATGGTAAGGAAAATTTGAGAGTATACACAGACCAGATTTACAGAGCTCCTGGAACAAGAGCGCATTCAATAGATTATAGCGTTTCTCAGGGTTCTTATATCTGCAAGGAGCGTTCTTTGGAAAAAGGTGTTCCAGATGAATTCATCAACAACACCGATGACCCTTACGATCCATATAGAGATGCAACGACAGTAATTATGGATAATTTGTGGGTTAATCAGGAAGCCGCATTGGCTACGATAATGGCTGATACAGGGATTTTGACTCTTAACACAACATTATCAGGGACATCTCAATGGAGCGACTATGTTAATTCAGATCCTATCGGAAATATTGAGACTGCGATTGAAGCGGTGAGAACTGCCACTGGACAGAAACCAAACGTAATGGTTATGGGTCATTCAGTATTTTCAAAGTTGAAATATCATCCTGATATTAGAGAGCAAGCTAAATACACGGGTAATGGAAGATTGAGCGATGATGCTTTTAAGCAATTGTTGAAAGAATTTTTCAGCATTGAAGAGGTTTTGGTTGGTGATGCTATCAAAAATACCACAGACTCTGGGCAGTCAGATACTTTGGCTGATATTTGGGGCAAACATTTGTGGGTTTTATACCGCACACCAGCTCCAACTTTGATGAAAGCAACTTTTGGAATGACATTGCAAGACACTCCTCGCCTTATTGAACGCTATCGTGAAGAGGAAAAGGTTCAGGATGTTATTCGTTTGAGATATAGCTATGACCAGAATATTATGGATGAAAATTTGGCTTATCTCATCAAGAACGCTATCGCTTAGTTATAATGCAGTTGTGGCTTTTAAAGTTTCCCACCGTCCCGTAGGGTAAAAAAAGAAACTTAGCATTATAAATAATTTACGAATATGTATAGAAAATTTAGGAGCAAGGAAATAGCAAAGATGTTCCAGCCAGTTGGAGTTAGTATGACCCCTGGTTCAACGACAGTGACTGCTATGAACTTGGACGAGTCGGGAAAGATTACTTTCGCAAAAGGGGCAACAGTGCCGACAGATGCGGAAGCTGGATATGCAAAAGGTTGTTATTTTGTTCAAACCGACGGAGGTATCGGAACTACAATCTATATTAACGAAGGGTCAAACACATCTTGCGATTTTAATGCGATTTCGGCAGGCGGAGTTACAACTTTCACGGCTTTGACGGACACGCCAGCCAATTATGTTGGTTCAGCATATAAATTACTAAGAGTTAACGCAGGAGCTACCGCAGTAGAATTTGCAACAGCTGACGCTACGATAATTAGAAGTTTGGCACAAGGAAGCATTATCGTTGGAGACGTGGCAGGATTGGGTTCAGCCTTGGACGCAAAGGGCGACGCAAAAATATTGATTGGAAATGGAACCACAATTACATCTCAATCAATCACGGGGGATGTTTCAATTACCAATTTGGGAGTAGCTACTGTCACGGATCTTACTATTACAGGTGAAGCGCAAGGCGATGTTTTATATCGCAACGCTACAAACTGGGTAAGATTGGCGGCAGGAGTAGCAGGTCAAGCGTTGGTAACAGCAGGCGCTGGTTCAAATCCTTACTGGGGTGCGCCAAGCGTTGCGACAGCTTCCGTTCTTACTAACAGTGTCACTTGTGAAGCGGGCGCGAATGATTACACTTTGATTTTTGGAGCGGCTGGTGGAGCTTACAATTTGACAGTTCCGGCAGTTGGTGGGAGCAGAACATTTGCTTTTATAGACGAAGCGCAGACATTCACAGCTATACAAACATTTACAAATGAGGGATTGCATATCTTGGATACAAACGCTTCTCACGATTTGATTGTAAAAGCTGGTTCGGATTTGACAGCAGATAGAATTTTGACTTTCAACACAGGCGATGCGGCACGGTCAATCACAATGGCTGGCGATATTTCTATCGCGGCGAACTTCAATACAGTCAATGCTAATGCTTTGACATTGACAACGACTGGTATTACGGATGTCACTTTACCGCTAACAGGAACTCTTGCCACTTTGGCTGGAACCGAAACCTTGTCAGGTAAGACATTGACATTGCCACAGATTAACGACACTTCTGCGGATCATCAATATGTATTCGCGGTAAGCGAGCTTGCGGCTGATAGAAACATTACATTGCCTCTACTTACAGGCGATGATACGTTCGTATTTCAAGCACATCTTCAAACATTGACTAATAAAACTTTGTCTGGAAACGTTGCGACAGGGTTCGTTTATTCTGTTGGAGGAAATGCTATCACATTCCAAGACGCTGTGCATACAGTAATTGGACGTGACACAGCGGACACTTTGACCAATAAGTCGTTCGACTGCGACGGTGCAGGGAATGCTTTGACGAATGTAAATGCAAATGAACTTGACCCAATTACAATGGGAACAAGCACATACGGCGTTGAATTTACTATCACTTACAACTTGTCTAATCAGGCGGCGGCAGTAAATATTTTCAATGCTAATGCACCTTTCAAGTTCAGAGTCATTGATGTATATTCGGTTTCAACTTCTGCTGATGGTGGGACTTGGAAATTGAACAATGGCGCGCTTGGTGCAGGAACAGATTTGCATAATCCAGTCACGGTTGCGGCATCTGATACAGATATTGATAGAATAATAAATTTGAATGACGCGGCTTGGGAGATTGCACAAAATGGTTCTTTGTCAATCGTTCCTGATGGAGGTGGAGCTTTGGATTGTATGCTTTTTGTTAAGTGTATGAGAGTTGACTAAATAGTTAATTCTTAGGGGGGCTTTATAACCCTCCAATAGAGATAACTATATGGCTAAAAAAAAGGATATAATTTTTAAGAGGGAAACCGAAGTCAAACACAGTTATAAAATTCTCCGCAATTTAAAATTTAGGGGGGAATTATATAAAAAAGGTCAGCAAATAGGATTTTTAGATAAAAATATTGAAAAATTATTTATACACAATAATTACGTAATTTAAAGAATATGAATGAAAATTTTAAGCCACGCGCAGGTTTAGTGTCAATCCCGTTAGCTTCTACTATACCTGAAACTATAACCGCAGAGGCAGTTACAGTTCCAGCAGGAGCGGCAGGGACGGTAGCAAATTTCTATTTAGAAAGAAAACCGATATACGACAGCCATAAGAATTACATAGGAGGCTTCGGTGATACAAGTGTCGTTTTAACATCAACAGCATTTACAACAGAAGTCTCGCACGAAAAATTGGATGCAGATTTGGCGAATGGAGAGTATTGGATTGATTATATTACTGGTAAATGTAGAGGAAAAAAGGCGGACAATTCAGTCGCCTTAACAGCAACTTATAATGTTCCTATTTTAAATGTTTCTATTGAGACTGGTGATATAGAGATTGGTGCAGTAGAATTGAAAAATGCAACATCTGATGAAAGGGCAAGTATTGAGGCGGCTAACACGGTAAGAGCGATAACGACTAAGGTTTTGGCGGTTCAAGAGGTCGGAGCAGATGGGACAGTTCCGCCAACAGGTTCGTTGTTAACGAATGCTCCATTTGCAAAATTGACGGATGGCTCAACTAATGTAGATGTATTACCATTAACAGCTGGCACAGTTTCAACAGGACTTTTATCAGTCGCAGGCGAGATCGTTGACTTTGATACGGGAGCTGGAACAGACGCAACGCCAGTGATTGGTATTTTAGGTGCTTCTGCTGGTGGAGCGAAGCCGTTATATTTAGTCTCTGACGATTCGGA